AGTTCAGTTAACACTTCTACCGGTGTGTTAGGGTTCCCGGCAGCGCTACGGCGGACATCACTGTCGCTGTTTAAAATTTCATTCTTAGTCATTTTCTATATAATTTAGTTGTTAACTTAATCGGATTCCACTTCGTGCCGGTTCCGAACTGCTCCGGACGAAAACCGTTTATCCTTAGCCAATATTTGAATTGTTTTAGGTTCATTATATTATTCTTTATTTAATTGTTCGTTAATCCGGGAAATACATCCAATGGGTAATATCTTCACCTTTTAAGCAAGACCATTGCCAGCCTTTCTTATTTATCTCATTCACATAAATGCGTTTCCCTTTTCCAATACATCCATTTTTATAAAGCACAATCACATTTTTTGTGTGAGAATAAATAGTGAGATCGTCAATGATATGTCCGTATTCGGGCAGTTTATCGTTCACACTTATCCATGCCATTTGCCTTGATTGCCACTCTGCACCAGCTATAAAAGCATCTTCAAGATCTTTAGCGCAAAACAATTTCATATTCGTTTCGAATATGTCGGGCTCTCGTAGCAGATGCAATGCTACTTTGGTGGCATTGACCTTATATTCATGTGCGTTGCTGTTCATAATTTTTTATTTTTTAGTTTTGTACTAATCGGGCTTCGGAAACCTATCCGAAAAGACGATTTTATTTACTTCTTCATACTCTATGCTGGATGCTTCCGGCCATAGGTTATTCAATTCTTCATACTATTGATATAGGCTACTAAGACAAAATAGCTGTCGTTCTCACCGGTGCACCAGTAGGGGTATTGAATAGGCCATTCCAGTGGACGATAGTCACCTTCGCACTCTTCCTTATTTACAAAAAATCTTGCTCTGATCATTTTAGTTCGTATTGCTTGTTAAATGCGGAATCCGCTTGTTGAAACTGTTCAGTAAACCGGTTCGGCTTACTTGAAATTGATTTTCTCTGAGAGGTGCATCCAGCGAGTATGGCTAGCAGACACACTATTGTTACTATCTTCATTTCTATTTATATTCATTCCTCTTTATTCTTTGGTTATCAAACTCTTAAATCCTTTAGGGAACTTTCCGCCAGATGCCACAAAATCAGATCGTCTAACCTTTAATGTGCTCTTAAGAGAATCTATCTGTTCTTTAGGTAGTATCTTTTTTAAAGTCCGGAACCGGCCTTTTAAATCGCAATAGTATAAGCATTTCATATCTTCAAAAATCTGATGCTTCAAAGAATAGGAAAGCCCATGCTGCTGAAGGAGATCGATTGCATTTTGTACAGGATTTTTACCATCCATCGACTCGTTCACCGACAACAACCTCTTTTTATATTGGAAACTTCTATTTCAGTAGAAGATTTCACCTTGAATTTCTTATCGATATTATTACGGCCTATAGCGTCAATAATAATTCTTTCCGCTTCCCGCCTGGTGCAACCAATTAAGAATTGTATATCTGCACTAGTTACTTTCATAATTCAACTATTTTTATTTGATTAATTTCATTGAGGACTCTGATAGCCGAGAGTGGATCTTTTTCGGTAAAAATGTTCCACTTCTTTATTACCGGATTAACCCTGGCGTAGTGATGTATGCAAATCACGTTTGCTT